GGTGTCACTCAAATTGAACAACCCATTGAATTAACTCCAGAGCCTGTTGTTGAACCAACACCAACTGGACCTACTGAAGAAGAACTTGCAGCAGAGGCTGCAAGAATTGCTGCTGAACAAGAGGCTGCACGGCTTGCAGCATTAGCAGCAGCGGAAGCAGCCGATGCAGAAGCAGCCAGAATTGCAGCAGAGCAGGCAGCAGCACAACAAGCAGCGGAAATAGCACAACAGGCAGCAGTAATAGCACAACAGGCAGCACAGCAGGCAGCAGAAGAAGTAGAACCAGAACCAGAAGTAGAAGAAGAACCAGAAGAACCAGAACCAGAAGAAGAAGTAGAAGAAGTAGAAGAAGAAGTAGAAGAACCAGAAGTAGAAGAAGTAGAAGAAGAAGTAGAAGAACCAGAAGAACCAGAAGTAGAAGAAGAAGTAGAAGAAGAAGTAGAAGAAGAAGTAGAAGTAGAACCAGAAGTAGAAGAAGAAGTAGAAGAAACACTGAATAAGGATGACGAAGAAGGTAAACTTACGGAAGAAGAAAAAGACGTGATTGCAACTGCGCTCATTGCATCGGTTGCTCCTGGAGAAGCACTATCTGCATCCGAAATTAAAGAAGCAGGACTTGAATACGGGGATTTACCTCCAGAAACTCCAGTAGATGTTCGTACAGATGAAAACGGAAACGCAGTTGTAATTACTGCGGAAGTTGCTGCACAATTAGAACTTTTACAAAATCCTGGAGAACTTCTTGCAACAGCATTTTCGGATCCAGGTGCAGCACTTGCTGCCTTAGGAAGTATCGGTGCCGATATGTCTGAAGAAGAACGTGAAGAAGCAACCGATATGGTTATTGCAACAGTTGTTGCTGCAGGTGCTGCTATAAATGCAATAGGTGCTGCAGCAGGTTCTACTGGAAGTTCTTCTTCTAGTGGGGGTAGTAGTGGTGGTGGAGGCCCATCAGGTGAAAGTAAAAGCGTTAGGAGACGTAAGCCGTGAAAATATTTAAAGACATGATTGATCAACTATGGACCCTGCTTGGAATGTTCATTGCTTGGGTTGTACTAGACGGAAGCGCAAAGACCGTTGTTGGATACGCAATTATTGGAACATTGATTGTTTGGGCTGTCACGTATCCACTGCGTAATCGAGAAGATTAAGGGATTATTTACCTTTAGGTGGGCAACTTATAAGGAGAAACATGGATATCACTACACTTAAGGCTGCGGGTGCAACATGGCTTCGTGCCTCAGTTGCGGCTGTTGCTGCTTTGTACATGTCAGGTATTACAGATCCAAAAACTTTGGCTAACGCTTTCATTGCAGGTCTACTTGGACCAGCAGCAAAGTTTGTAAATCCAAAAGATCCATCATACGGTTTCGGCAAGAAGTAATTTAAAGGAGACGCACCAGTGACAACATTCTTTACAACTATGGGTATTGTTGCTGGTGCTCTCATTAGCCTGGGTATTCTTTTAAGTCCGTTTTATAAAAAGATCAAGCGCTTTATGAATTGGATGGATAGGTTTATGAGGGATTGGGAAGGCGAAGAGGCGTCCCCAGGTCGTGATGCCGTTCCTGGAGTTATGCAGCGTCTGAATAATGTGGATGGCGAATTAAGGCAAAATGGTGGTTACACCACCGTAAAAGACCGAGTAGACCGCCTATACGAAAACCAGGCAAAGGTCATAACTAATCAAGATACAATGCTTGAAGGGTTTGTTGAGATGGGTGAGAGGTTAATTGCCATAGAGAAATGCCTTTCAAATAATGGTGCAGTTAGCGCTACCGAATAAAGAATTTAGAGGATGATGTACCTATGAGTATTAAGTTACCTGATAATGGTCCTAACCCATTCTTACAGTTAAGCCAGTGGGTTGGTGAGAAAGCGGCCCGTCAAAATCGTGACGCTCACCAAGAAATGAACATTCACCACGCTCTTGCTATACACGCTGCAAACCATGCGGCAACTACACAGGCAGCAGCACAGTCAGCCAAACTTTCAGAAAAGGCGGAAGTTGGGAAATCTAAACGTGCAAGTGCTTGGGCAGAAGAGATACATAACCGTGCTGAACCAGGGCAACCTGTAACTCTTAGACACGGTGAAATTCAAGCAAGTTACACTCCAAAAATTCCAACACCTACAAAACCACCTGCTCCAGGAAGAGTTCCTGTGAAGAAGAACAGGGGCGGAAAGAAGAACAGATAATGGCTGGAGCAATTGACAAAGGGCACAATTCGTACAGCCACTTTAACGATGGGGTGAACTCTCGTGTTAACCCATTAAGTGCTATCGATAAAAAGATATTAAATTTTGCTGCCAGAGTTTCGGCTAATCCAAGTGTAAAGACTCACGGTCAGATACTACGTAATTTTGGCATGTATCCACCAGAGTTTTGGACAAGAGCACAGAACCTTTCAGGACATCCAGACGTTGACCCAAAATACAAGGATTCATTGACTAATATGTTTCCCGAGCCTTCTCGTCCAGGACCAATGACTGGTGGGGCTGACTATGATCCAAATAGTCAAAAGTTTTCTCATGGACTGGAGTGGTAATGAAATGCGTTAATTGTGATCGAAATGCGATGTTTGAGTACAAGATTAGTAAAGTGACTTCAGTGTTCTACTGTGGTAAAGATTTACCTTCTTTTTTAAACGAACGAAAAAAAGCAGGGTTATTGACAATAACTGAGGCTCATGAAACCCTTATTGAATCCGCTATTGAAAAAGTATCTACCTTTAACTCAGAATTAATTGAAGAAACTCCTTCAGAACCTAAAAAGAAAGCCACAACTAAAAAGTCGGCTAAATAATGAAGTTAATTAGAAAATTTGCAGTACAGGGGCATTACGTTCCTAGTTCTTCTCACTCTCCTAGAGGACCCTTTCCCTCAGAAGTACTAGCAGGACCACAGATGGACCAAAACGAATATCATTCAGATTCTCTACATGTTGGTCTAGATGACGTTCGATTTTTTAGGTGTAAAGAGTGTGAAGAGGTTCTAGAAACATCTGAACTTGAAGACCATATTTGCGAGGATTTTAAGTAGACTTGATGTGCCTCTAAGCGCATGAGGTGAACAATTACTCTCTAGAGAAAGCGGAAAAAACATGGCAGTAAATAACAACGGTAATCTTTTAGATACCGCAGGTGAAGTCGCTATTGACTTCGTATGGGGTAACTTCCCTAAGCAACCAAATGACGTGCGTCCAGATGCAGCAAGTGCGACTCTTTCAACAACAGTCGCTACAAGAGTGCCAGGTCGTCTAGATCCAGCATTAAATGACCACATCATTGCTCTTTCAGGATGGGGCGGATACCCACAGTTCACAGCAAACTCTGCTGGTGAAGATGTAGCAGGTTCAGTTGACTACGTACTTGTACCTTCAGTAATTGGTCTTACAACAGCACTTGCAACAGATGCGATGAAGGACGCAACACTTGTTCCTACAACTGCAACAGCAGCAACTAACGCTGCTAAGACAGTAACTGCTCTACAACGTGATGCAGGTACAACCGTTCTTCAAGTTGCTGTAGCAAGTCACGGCTACTCTGTTGGTCAAAAAGTAACACTTGCAGGACTTAGTGCTGATTTCAATGGAACCTATTCAGTTACTACTGTTGCAAGTGCAAACCAAATTAACGTAACAACAACTGCAACTACTTCATATAACGCATCTAGTCTTTCTGGAACCGTTGCTGGAGTTGCAGGAACTATAAAGACTCAATCAGTTGCAGCAGGAGCAAACAACATCTCAGCAGGTGCAGCAGTAACGATCACACCATTTGCAGCAGCATCCTAGTCTTTTAGATTAAACTAGCCTAATGGCACGCATATCAGGTAAAGCCGCTCGTACACAACGGGCGGTTTTGCCGTCTTCTCAAGAACTGCTCAATATGCTAGAACCAGTTCTTGGTGGAGGAAACAATTTTGTAGGATTACCAACTGCTGCCTCTACGGGCGAATTCTTTGAGGCAATTAGTGTTACAACAAATCAATATTATAATCCACAGTCTTACGCTGATGCTGCTCGCCGCAACCAGGCTGGAGAAGCCGTAGGATCTGATGACTTTAAAACTTTTTATGTTGATGCTGATGGAAACTTTGTAGATAGATCTGCTGGTCGTAAATTTTACGATGAAGAAGATGGCGAATTAGTAGTCCCTGGTTATAAAGGACCACAAGAGGGAGAGTCAAACGCTGCCGCACCACTCTCCGTTGTACCAACTTCAAGCACAGATCCTTCACGGCCAAGAACTGTAGCCGCTGGGTATGACAGAGTCCGTGAGGTATTGACAGTAGTGTTCCGTGACGGAACTTTTTATAACTACTACGAAGTACGCCCAACTGAGTGGCAAGACTTTAAGCGCCGAGTTTCAAAAGGCCAGTACATCTATAAGTATTTAGACTTTAAACCTCGTGGACCTGCTAATGTTCGCAGTATTCCAGCAGGAGCACGTAAGACGTTGTACGGTCTAGCACGTCTAAACCAACTAAAAAGCGGCGGTAAACAACAGAAGAGGAAGTAAATGCCAAAGGTGCACAACATTGGACCAGCATTCGTTCAACTAACTAACTTCCCTTACAACTGGGGTAGACGCATTGCCGTTCGTGGATGGACACAAGAAATAGACGAACCATTTAGGACTGCCACACCCCTTATAGTACGATTACCTTTCTATAAAGCACTAGCCTTTGGTAGGTGGAATGGAATGAAGTCTGAAGAAGAAGCATTAAATGGAGCACTAGGAAGGCGGGATTTAACTTACGATGATTTTACGGAAGAAGCAGGCTGGACACCAGCCCCAGACTCGGATCGAGAAACGAGTATCGATGGTCTCTACCCCAGATTTAGTAACATGGATGGAGCAGTCGATGTTCACGATTGGACGACATATTACAACTTGGCAACGCAATCAGAGCGAAGCGGATCTTGACGAAGTACTGATGGGTTCAGAAGTGTTTTATGCAATTGCCAAAGAACTGAAACGACGTTCTACTAACTCTTTTTAAGGACACCATGGACACCTCGCATGACGAGAAGTTTGAAGAAATAAACCCCGAGTTCTATCAACATGACGAAGAGCCTATTGAAGAGCCTTTAGAAGAGCAGTTAGACGAATTATCTCAACAATTTGTAGACAAACTAATTGACAAGATTATGGATTTCTTAAAAGTTCTTGTAGGACACGATCTACACCCGTATCAAAAGCCTTTGGCACGTCGTATCATTGAGTCGGTAATTATTAACGATGGTGAAGAGGTTACAGCACTTGCTTCACGTCAGTCAGGGAAGTCAGAGACTGTCGCTGACACAGTAGCCACTCTTATGGTTTTGCTTCCACGTCTTGCAAAATTGTACCCAGATCTACTTGGTAAGTTCAAAGATGGTTTATGGGTTGGGTTATTTGCTCCTACAGAGTCACAGGCTGAAACATTGTTTGGACGTGCAGTAACTCGTTTAACATCTGAAAGAGCGCTAGACATTATGGGAGACGTAGAAATTGACGACTCTGCAGTGCGTGTAGGCGGAGTAACCCGACAGATCAAATTAAAAAAATCTGGTTCTACTATTACTATGATGACCGCTAACCCTCGTGCAAAGATTGAGTCTAAGTCTTTCCACTTGATCGTTATTGACGAGTGCCAAGAAGCCGATGACTTTGTAGTTTCTAAGTCAATCTCACCTATGCTTGCGTATTACGCAGGAACAATGGTAAAGACTGGAACTCCTACAACAAGTAAGAACAACTTCTATCGTGCAATACAGATGAATCGTCGTAGACAAACTAACCGTGGTAATAGACAGAACCATTTTCAATGGGACTGGAAAGATGTTGCAAAGTTCAACGCAAATTATGAAAAGTTTATTAGAAAAGAAATGCTACGTATTGGAGAGGACTCAGATGAGTTCCAAATGTCGTACAACTGTAAGTGGCTCTTGGAAAGGGGCATGTTCGTTACTTCGGGGATTATGGATGACTTGGGCGACACTTCTCAAGAACTGGTTAAAGTATGGCATAAGACCCCAGTCGTCGTGGGCATTGACCCTGCTCGTAAAACTGACTCTACAGTCGTTACTGTGGTTTGGGTTGATTGGGATCGTCCTGACGAGTTTGGTTACTTTGATCATCGTGTTCTTAATTGGCTAGAGATGCAGGGAGACGATTGGGAAGAGCAGTATTTCCAAATCGTAAACTTTTTAAGTAACTATGATGTTCTTGCAATAGGGGTAGACGCAAACGGAGTTGGAGATGCGGTAGCACAAAGATTAAAACTATTAATTCCTAGGGCAGAGGTAATGCCAATAACTTCAAGTCCTTCAGAACAATCTAAGAGATGGAAACACTTACAAGCCTTAATTCAAAGAAAAATGGTTTCTTGGCCTGCTCATGCAAAAACTAGAAGGTTACGTACTTGGAAAAGGTTTTATCAACAGATGGTTGATGCCGAAGTCCAATACAAAGGGCCTAACTTTTTAGTAGCGGCTCCTGACGAATCCTATGCACACGATGACTTTGTAGATAGCCTCTCTATTGCGTGCTCTTTAACCCAGAGCCTCGTTATGCCAGAGGTTGTGGCTTCTAGTAATCCTTTTTTCAGTTAAACAACACAAAGGACTGAAAAGGGTGGAAACTATTACCAAGGAAAAGGCCTTTCCAAATCAATCCTTAAGGAGTCATAAATGACAATCTCACCAGCACCTCGCTTCCCAGAGCGTGCACCACAAGTTTTCGAACGCAAAGGCGCCGATA